CACCTTTAGCTGGTTGGAAAAGGACTTCATCTGCTTGGCAGCAGTCTGAGAAGTTTGGCCTCCTGCACCCTGTAGTGCCTTCTCATAATCCTTAAGTGCTACGGTGGAATCTAGCAGTGGCAGTATAGATTTCTGGGCCAGTGCGGCGAAGCCCATCTGCTCCAGGGCAGCAGCCCGTTGAGGGCCGGTCATACCCTTAAACGCTACATTCATATCGTCCAGGATATCTATAAAATTCCTGTACTCTCCGGTAGCTTTATCTATGACGTTGACGTTGTGCTTTTTAAACTGGTCAGCATTAGCACGGGAAGCCTTAGTTAACAGCCTAGTAGCACGACCATACAGGTTACCGGCTTCGGCTGCCTTCTTACCCTTATCAGCATACAGAGCCAGCACAGCTAAGGTACTTTCTAGGGTTTGCCCCAAGGCACGGGACGCAGTTGCTGCGTCCGATGTTAGGGCTTCGGCAAACTGCTGCACACTGGCATTAGCTAGCGTGCCAGACTTAACCAGTGCATCACTAACCCTAGTCAGGTTTTCCGTATCCTTGGCTGCGTCCTTACTGCTCAAACCCAATGCACTCTGAGCATCGGTTAGCAGGTCGGTAGCCTTGGCCATATCAAAAGCACCAGCCGTAGCAAACTGGGCAACCGCTGGCAGCAGGGCCATAGACTGCTCGGCGTTTTTACCTGCCGAGGCTAGGAAGTAATAGGACTCGGCTAGTTCTGTTGCCCCCTGTGTGCCACCCCCTGCTGTGCTTAAGGATAGGGCGGTCTGCCGCATCCTCTCAGCCTGTTCTCCCGTCACCTTCATTATAGCAGTGGACTCAGTCATAGCCTTGTCAAACTTAGCGAAGGCTAATACCCCTGCTCCGCCAATGACTGCTATAGGCAGGGTAAAGGCACCAGCCATCTTGGCACCCATGCTCCGCATGCCCTTTCCTACCACTGCCATCTTAACTCCGAGTGCCTTCAACTTTACACCCAAAGCAGTTATAGCCTTACCCGCCCTAGCGAAACCGGCTGTGGCTTGTTTGGTAGCTACTCCTGCTGTGCGGAGCATACGCTGGTAGCTGGTGCTGTCGCCTGTTAGGCGTACTACCAACCTATCAACTTCAGTTTCTGCTGCCATCGTTTGATCCCATTCCTAGCAACGCATTCCACCGGTGTTTAGACTGCTTGAGCTCCAGTTCAGGATCGGCTATCTGTGGGGCAACTGGACCAAACTGTAGTTCGAAGTGGTCCAGCTTTATGCTGTTTGGTTGCTTGGCCAGCACACGACGTACCTCGGCTGCTATCTGCATGAGGTAGTATTGGGTTGGATCTGGGGTAGCGTCTCGATGATCCAGCCACGCCAACCAAGTAAGGTACTGTCTGTGGGTGTGGGTGTCCATACACTGTTGTATCGACATGCCTAGATGGCTGGCTAATCGGAACCATCCTGTATGCCGCTGAGCTCGTTTTTTGCCGCTGACTGATCATCGTCCTTAGTGCGGGCTGCCTGTAGTTTCTGTTCGAGCTGTTCAACAGTTTCTTCCGTATCATCTTCGTTTAGCTCACTAATTTCTTGGGCTTTGTTAAACAGTGCCTTCTGCACCCGTGCAGGCCAACCCTCAATTACCTGCACGGGTACACGTTTGTTATTACTATCAAACAGACACAAGCTAACCAACAGCGGCTCGATGCTGGCTATGCCTTTAAGGTGCGTAGGCTTACCCTCGGGTCCCAGCCTAGTACACTCTATGAGAGCATTTCTATAGCGGCAGGCTGCCCCACCGCTGGCTTCTCGTAGAGTGTACTCCTGGCTACCCACCGTTACCGGTAGCTCTATAGGTTCAATGTTGGAAAAGTTTAAACCGTTGTCGCTACTACTCATCGTACTCGCTCCTCCAGGTTAGGGTTTACCCGTAGTGTTATGTGCCAGTCGCCTCAACCATAACCGGTCCAGCTTCCAGGTTGTTAGCCGGGTCGTAGTTGGTGGGCTGCACGGTAATGGTAGCCTCGGGCTGCTCGCCTTCAGTGTTGTCACCGGGTTCAAAGGTTCGCAGGTAGCCGTAGAACGTCAACGTACTACCGTCTGGAAAGTGAACACTGATTGAGGTATTAACATTAATGATCCCAATGATCTCGTCATACACATCTGGATCATAGGCTACGGTTATGCTGGTCTCACCCAACGTAATAAGAGATCGGGCAAGGAAGGTCCGATACGTGGAGTTGTGCATCGTGCTGGTTTCAATAGCATCCCCACCATCCAAGCTAGGTGGTGACACAGACTTTTCCCAGAAACTAATATCTACGTCAGCCGCGAAAGCTATCTTTGTTGAATACCCGTCTGCCAGTGCAATGCCCAGCGGGGTGCTTCGTGCGGTCAGTGTTGGTGCAGCCATTTCGTGGTTCCTTTAATGTGGTGTAGGTGGCTAGTCTTTACGCACTGACACTAGTGCGTTGATAGTAAATAGGTTTCGTTTAGTATTAGGAACGTCTTTACCTAGAGCAATCACTCCACCTACGCGGCTCACGCACTGTACCGTATAGCTTGTGCTACTAATAGTGACAGTATTTTGATAAGCCGTTTCGTCCAGAGCCACAGCTATAGCTCGGGCTTTGGTGTAACCGTCTACGTGGTTACCGTTACGTATCCGGATTTGCACCCCGTGGTGCTCGTGCTGTTGACCGTCTACCTGTGTACGCCCATCCATACGGCTGGTGGTGTCGTACACGGTTATAGCGTCATCAGGGCTGTCAGGTTCGTTACCGACAAACACAGGCCACGTACTAGCAGCACTGGGTACCGTGCCGTAGCCTAGGTCCACTAAAAGGTTACGAACGATGTCTGCTGGTGAGTGTACTAGGGTACCCGTCATAGTTATTCCTTCCTCGTGAAGGCACTACCTTTAAGGTTGCCTGTGTCTACTGGTACCAGCTTCTGACTTGCTGCCTGTAGCTTTAATCCAGCAAGTAGTAGTCCCGTATCCAATGGTAGCCCACGCTTAGCAGCTTTGGCCACGATAGTACCTAGTTCATCTGCCATTTCACGGGCAGGCTGTTCCAGGTACTTGGCTTGGCCCACGGTGTGGTGGGACTCCATATTCTCATGCACGTACACGGCATACTTAGTGGTGTAGCCCACCACCACGTCAACGGCGTCCTGCTTCTCAGCTAAAAGCTCCATGGCTTTTAACTTTCTGCGTAGTCTATTAATGCCTGTGATTATGGGCATAAAGGTTTAGTTTCCTGGTGGAGGGATAACTTCTACATCCACTTGCTTGTCTCGGTATATAACCTGTGGAGGCTGCGGGTCTATAGGTGTGATAGGTGTAATAGCTGGTGGTAGTTGCGGTATGTTGTTAAGCAGGCTGGTCAGCCCCATGCCACCACCTAGTCCACCCATCAGCATAGACCCAGCCACAGCAGCCGTGGCCCAGCCACTAATACCTTTACTGGTGTTGGTTACGGTTAAGTCACGCACAGGTTCCACCGGAATATCTAAGGCTTTACACACTGCTACCCGGTTCAGCCGCTGATCCTCCAGTATCGACTCTGTGAAGTTCATCCAGTTGCGACTGTAGTCGTTTGGCACGTTGTTGCCATCGCTCGTTGATGCGTTCTGTATACTCGGCATCATGGGCCACCTGTGTTATAGCCATAGCGTTGAGCAGGGCAGGACCGTCTATAGGTTTACCCTGCTCAACACGTTTGGCCAGACTATATAGTTGTTCAGACCGTAACGTGGTGGTAGTCATCCCTCGCTCCTCTTACGGCCTCGGTGTTAATAGCCTGCTTAGGCAGATGGTGCGATGATACCAATTGGTGCTTCACGGTGGCTCACCTGCCTAATAGCTGCTGCCTGCACCGGGTCAATCTCATCCATCTTCTTAGCGAAGATACCCCGTTGCAAGTCAGTCGCCAAACCGAACATCTTACCCATGCCGTCCAAGGTAGTCGCTTGGCTGCGTGCAATAACTTCATTGAAGTTAACCGAATGTCCTTCTCCTGCGTGTGTACTGTCTGCCATGGTAGTCTCACTCCTTATCCGAAATAGTTAACCGCACGGTACTTCCCGTGCGTAGATCCTCTATAGTTTTATTTAGCCGTCCTTGGCGGTACACCTCTATACGTATGACACCTGTGGTACCGGGGGTACCCGCTGGCCCTGCTGGCCCCGGTTTACCCGGTACACCCGGTAGCCCCCCTGCGGCAGCCCCTGCGGACCCCTGTGGCCCTGCTGGGCCTTGGGGGCCAGTTACTACGGCTGGGGGCTTTACGGCCCTCAGATCGGCTACCAGACGGCTTAGCTCGGCCACCTGTTGCTGTAGCTGCCGTATCATTTCGCTGGCTACTCGGTCAGGGTACGTATCCCCGCTGCTATTCCCACCGAACAGTCCGGCCACTGGTATTGTGGCTGGCTGTGCTGGGGCAACCCCTGCGAACGTACGTACGTCCGTTATGCTGTTGGCACCCAACCGGGTAAAGCTCTCGCCGGTGTTGGTGCGGGCTATAGTGCCCACCAGTTGACCACGGGTGTTAAAGACACCACCCCCGCTACTGCCCCAACTAAACTTCCCACCTACTACGTTGTACCACGTCCATGACTCTGCCCCTCCTGGGGTGTCCAGCTTTAAGTCAACCCGTGCTGGCGTAGCTTGCCCACCTGGGAACCCCACTGCATAGTATCTGTCGCCCGGTGTACGGCCCTTAGCAACTGGGGCTACTTTGATACGGGACACCTGTTCTTGGTCTACCTTGAAAGCAAACAGCAACAGGTCGACACCTTCAGAGCGTTTAAGTATGTTGGCTGTAGCGGTCCTACCACTGGGCAAGTATACGGTTAGGGATTTGCCCTTCTTAAAACAGTGGGCTGCACTAAGCCCCTGCACCATGCCCGTGGTAACGTCCTTGGAAATTAGTGTACCGCTACAGGTGGTCTTGTTACTGGCTATACGTACACTGGCTGGGTGGACTTCCTGGGCTATTGCCTGCCGGTTAGATACCAGCAGCAACAGGTACAGTAGGGAGTGAGCAACGGGGTGTTTCATCCTATCCTCTTAATTCTGTAGGTGCCGCATGACCATCCAGGTTATGAAACTGCCACTAACGGCACTAGCACTGCACAGGATCCACACATAAGTACGCCAGATAATAGCCACCCGCGTACGAATGCCCATGTTATTACCGTTCCCTGATATTTCTGTTTGGTAGACTTCCATAGCTTCCTCTATTTTACCTACCTGTTCTCGTAGTTGCGATACCTGTGCTTTTAGACTTGTAACCAACTCTACTATTCTATCTTCCTCCATTGTAGTTATGCACTAGCGGGTATCTCGTCGCTCAGCTTCATTAAGCTAACCGTCCGATATACCTGCCTACCCTTTATATCTGGGATCTCAGCGTAGTCAATAACTGTACGAAGGTTAGTTACAGGGCTGGGTAAGTCCGCCAGTGCCCCTAACCACATTGCACTACCTATAGCTATCTCACGGTCTACCACCACGGTACTATCCAGAGCTATAGGAGCACCCGTGGGGCTTATGCCCTCGTGCTTGCCTATCTCCCAACGCACATCTATCTCAACAGCCGCATCCACTTTAGGTTCACCGTAATCGTCAAATCCGTTAGCCGTATATAGTACGGCTTTCTGATGTAGGGCTGTGGTTTCTAAAGTTGCCAACGTACTAATCTCGCTGTTCGTAGTCTATCTGGCTACTGGGTGGCTTGCCTAACCACGCCATGCCCACGTTACCGCCCTTGCTCCTGGCTGATAAGCAACCAGTAACATCCAGCATCATGGCGGTTTGGCCCCATGTAGTGCTGGATAGGTTCATTGCCGTTTGCCCCTGGAATGTAGCATTGGCCCCACCTGTGGCCTTAGCAGCAAACTGAGGATCAGCGTGAGCGTAAAAGTGGGCAGCTAACCACGTCTCAATTTCTTTAAGCTGTGCAGTGGTTAATAGGCTAGCGTTGTCACAGGTGGTAGTTAACCAGTCCACCAGCGTACCAGCAGCACGTATAGGTACACTGGTACTTATACCGCTGGCGTCATCTAAGATAGCCCTAACGTCTGCGTCGGTGGCACGTGCCATAGCTGGACACTCCGGTATAGGTTACAAGCTGGCGGATATACCAGCTTCCTCTAAGACAGATATAATATCGCCCTTTAGCTTAGCACCATCCAAGTCAATTTCTTCTTCGTCAGCTAGGGTACGTAGCTCGGCAACAGTCAAGGTGTCAAGCCCTTCCAGGTTGTTAACTGCTGCCGCTTCTGGCTGCTCGGGGCTACTAATAGCCGAAGGCACTTGGTCATCTGGCACCCGTTCAAACTTTTGAGGACCGAATAGGTCAACCAAGTCTTGGTCGCTGCTAACGTATTCGTCACCCTTACTAAAACCGGGTCGTGCGTTACCTGCTGGATCCAGAGCACTATATACCACAGTGCGACCATTAATAGTCTGCTGGTGCTTGCCCCGCTTGAGTCGGTAGGTGGCTGCCATGGTCTCGCTCCTGGGGTGAGGTGTTAGGTAGTAAACGGGGCAGGCCCAACTACCCGGCAACCGTATAGGCCACGATTGCCGGGTAGCAGGTTCCCCTAAAAATTACGCCGTGGTGGCGTGCAAGATACCGCAGTTACCATTAAAGTCACTGCGAATCTGTGGCACCTGGATAGCCATAACCTTGAAGTTAACACGCATCCCACCAACACTATCCCACTGCACAGTGGTAATGTCCATGCCGTTAACAGCACGGGCCACGTCGCTGGTCATCTGCACCAGCAGCAGGGTAAAGGTATTAGAAAGGAAGTCCAACCGCCGAACATCCTGCACCTGCTCTATCTCCCGCAGTCGGGCACGCAGGGTACGGTCATCATTCGTACGGTAGTCATCATCCAAGTACTTATCCCAGTCGGTGCTATGGTACACCATGTAGGGACCGAAGAACTTGTCACCCATAAGGGTTTCGATCATAGACAACACCTCGTCCACCGTAGTGGCTCCGTTGGTACCATCTGGCACCGTCAGGTCTGTCTTAGTGTTACGGTCCGGATGGTTGGTATAGCCGTACACCGTGGGTGCATTGCTATAGTCACCAGCCACACCGTAGCTAGCACCAGTAACAGTACCGATCAGCGTCTTCTCGATCTGCTCAGCAACACGTCGACCAGCCGCTTCACCCATGGTGGTATCAAGCGGGGTACCTGTGTTACGGCTAACAGCCAACCGTCGGCTACTAAACCAGAAGTCGCTGTGAGTAATAGGCAGCGGCAAACCTTCAAGCTGGAACCGAGGGGTGTCTGTACGCCCTTCAGTCAGCCCGTCCATATCAACCACGGCTTCGCCGGGGTCGGACATGGTTTCATGTTCAAGAATCATCTTGGACATGCCGTTAAACCCGCCAAAGCTATTAACACCAGCCAAGTCACTCCAGGCACGCAGCCGCTCGCGGGCTGCACGCAGCACCACAGAATCAAGCTGGAGCCATTCCTGCTTTCGCAGGCTGGTGGCGTTGAACACCGGGCTATTAATCCCGTTGGCAACACACTCACTAACCAGCCTCTTCTCGAAGAGGGGCTTATACTGGCCACTGTCGGCGTCGTATTCGGTGCGTCCTGTATTAACAGTCACACACTTGTTACCACCACCGTCAATATAGGGGCGAAGCAAGCCGGGGTCGAACCCAGTACCAGCAAGCTGCTCGGCCACGTTTCCGTGCCCTTGCCCGTTAAGAATGTAGTCGACGAACATTGTAGTACTCCTGTAGATCTTATAAGTGTAGGGAGAGGGTTAGAAGGTTCCTAGCGTCCAGTATACATACAGTGGATAAGTGTGTCCGCTGTAATTGCAGACTGGGTTTCCAGGACAATAAACGGCTCACTCTCCGGGCTGCCAGTGGTGGCAATAAGTTTACCATCACCGTCATTGACCATAAGCAGATCACCAATTGCAAAGGAGTCGGACGTACCGGCAATGTTCGCTACGAGCACGTTAATCTCTTCGCCTGCTGCTGGCACATACAGGAAACATCTGTCACCATCAACATAGGCATCCGTAGATATTTTACCTTGCAGGTGGTCGATGTTTAACACAGCAATCAACCGCTGGTCACCGTCTGCATCTGCGTTAAAGGCAGTCCAGTCGTGGCGTCCATTGGCGGGTTCTTGTGCGTTAATCTGCATGACAGTACCCGGCTTGGGTGTGCCATCCACAGTACCCTCGAGGAACACCCCCTTCGGGTTACCGCTAACAACGATTTCATTTCCAATGGCCATGAGTCTTATCTCCGTAGATTAGTGGGGTGCGTTAGTTAAAACGCTAAGATTATTTGGAAGAGTTTTCTTTGGCCCAGTTAATAGTGGGCAGGGGCAACAGGTCATCCTTATCAAAGTCGCTAGCCTGTGCGTTACCCACGGGTGCGGCTGCACCAGCATAGCTAGCAGTAGGCTCCTGGGAAGCGGCTGGGGCTGCCGGAGTCAGTGCTGACAAGGTACGCAACTCACTCAGCTCCTTACCTTGCAGGGCTTCTACCAAACCGGGCCTAGCCTCTTCCGAGACGTTTGCCGTCATATGGTATATAACCTGTGCCTTTTCACGGGCTTCAATTTCCATCGCATTACGTACAGCACTCTGGATTTCCACCGGGGCTGTAGCCATCCACTCGTTAGTGGTCTGAGGAGGCCGTGGTTCAATAGCCGTTTCTTCTTCCTCGACGGCTTTCGGTTCTGGGGTTTTAACTTCTGCCATGGTGCTGTCCCAATTACCTGTGTCGGAATTATAAGTGTGACTGTTACCGGCCTCGTCTTTAAACCCTGTGGTCGCTGCATTAGCTACCAGGAGGGTCTGTTGATCCTGTTCAGCCCGCTGCTGTAAGGCTTGCAGCTTACCATCGTTAAAGGTGTTAAGTACCTCACGGTCCTTTTCATCCCAGCAGTCGCAGTTACTAATCAAACTGTTTACAACGGCTGCCTTATCTTCATCGTTCAGCTTTGTAGCCATGCTGGTAGATCCTTTAGTGTTAGTGGCTGTTTCGGTTTCTGCATCATTAACTAGCACGCCACAGCCGTCGGCTATGCTGCACGCCCCTTGTTGGTCGGGCAGTATGGCTAGGTGGTCGGGACGGTAGTTACGGGCTATACGGTCATACGCTGTACCGTTGTGGGCAGCCCCTTCGGGGGCTGGGGTGTTGTCAGTGAATAAGCCTGTGCTTAGTTCAATCTGCTGGCCTTGCTCCAGGGCGGTTAGTATGCGGGGGTCCACCTTGTTGGTCCGCTCTATATCAAACCAGCCTTCGGCCTTTAGTTTACCGTTGCTTATAGTAGCCCGTAGGACCACGCCTATACCTTGGGCATTGAGTACATCAGGGTCCCGGGCACTGACCTGCTGTCCATCTACTATTGGGTGGTACACCACAATAGGCACGTGATTCCATATAGACGGGTCCTTGGCTACCTCCTCTGGTGGGTAGTACAGCGGACCACGGCTACCGTTCAGCACACCTGGAACTATTAAACTAAGTGGGGCAACAATGTGCTCCCGTCCGTTTAATGTTTCTCTACGTGTGCTGCCAATCAGATTGACTATTACTTGTTCCATAGGTTACCTAGGGTATGGTCTTTTAGCTGAGACAAGCAATGGGACGTGTCCAGTTATACACGCTTACTATTTACCTGTGTACGTGCTGGCTAGTAGCCGTACATGCCGGTAGCATATCCGACGGTTAACCAGTTCGCACACAATATCTTGACCTATGGGCCGTAGGTGTTTACGGGTGTTACACAGGTGAGCGTTTATATTACTGAGCGGACCTAGCTCGTCCGGCAGACAGGCGTGCAGCTCCTGACGGGTATGGGCCTGCCCATCAGACAGCACATCTAGCATAGCCTGCTGTGTGGGAGTATAGCCGTTAGTCATCGTCAGTGAGTTCATCATATGGTTCCTCTGTTGGATCGGAAGGGTCAGCTTCCAGAGTAAAACTAAATCCCCATTCCCTGTGAGGAATGTTGACTGTGCCCACACCACCATAATAGGTTAGGGCAGTTAGGGCACCTAGTATTCGCTCATCGGTTAGGCTCTCCGCTTCTAGTGTTAGGTACGTAGCCCGTAGGCCGTTGACTTTAGGTATCTCCGTAACCACTCGCATCCTGTTATTCCGTTTTACGTAAAGCGTCGCCTACTATCCAGGCCACTATAATTCCCCCGATGGTCATTACTTGTGTGTGGTCCAGGTCAAAGGCTTCGTCGGCTACTACAGCCACGGTGCCCAGTACAGCCAGCCAGAACCTACGGCTACGCAGCAGTGCTTCAATCTTATACATGCTCAGCTCCTTCCTAGTTTAGTAAGGGTGTTAAAATATTCTCGTGCGATCGCTGCCCTCATCATCTTCAGGATTGTCCGTGTGTATAGTTACCTTACCCTTAAAGACTCTAATAGTTTCCTCAAATGCAAAGTCCACTGGCCCACCCACTTCCGGGCTAGCCTGCGTAATCCACCACTCAAACTCATTCCTAAGTAGTAACTCCGTGAATGGGTCCGGTAAACCGTATTTATCGGTACACTGCCAAGTACCTCTATCCGGTTCAAGTTCGCAGGTAAGATCATTCACGGTGGCGACCATGCGGTACGCTTCTGGCATTAAAGAGTCCCCTTTAGCACACCTACAATAAACTTAAACCACTCCGGGTCAGCCTTCGCAAACTCAGCCGGGTTTTCATATATCAGCTGGATGCCCATAGTTAAGACCTCTGTAGCGTCGTCGTAGTTCTTACCCACATACATAGCAGCCCTCTCTGCTGCAGAGTCACCACGCCCGACAGCCTTATACACCTTTTCAAAGTCGTCTGGACTACCTTCCTCATACGGCTTATAGTTGCTGTTTGGCCATTTCTTTTTAAAGTTGGCAACCGGCTTTCCGCTCCTGGCTATACGCATATCCTTAAACTGTCTAGCCTGCTGAAGCATACCCGGCATCTCCTGCTCGTACCGGTGCATGAACTCGTGTATGAACGTGCTAACATCGCTAGTATCACTACAATAAATACCGGGATTAGTGTGGGAGTTCGGCCGGTGGAAAGCTCTCCCCTTTGTCCTTATCCGGTGCAACTGCATATCGAAGCCGTCGAACTCTGCAATCTTACCCCCCGACTGTGCGACTTTATACTTACCTTCCAAGTTGGCTAGTTTTTTCGTGGTGGCTTCTGCCTTCTGAGTGAGCTTAACAAACTGTGCCTCAAGATCATCAATCCTATGCCTCAACTCAGTGGGCTTCCAAAGATTTCCATGTCCCGGTCTAGGGTCAGGTATCCGCCCAAACTCGTCTAGTGGTTTTGGATCATGATACCCGTCTTTCTTAACTGGCCCCCGCCACTCTTTACGGATGGCCTTAAGATCATCCAACTCAACTTGGAACTCTACTAGTCGTTTCTTTCTGTCAGTTAGAAGTTCGATATTAAACTTAATATCATCGGCAATATATTCCACCTCCACAGGACTTAGCCCCTTGTGCCGTTTCCTAGTGAACCTAGTTAACCACTCGGAAGCTTCATCGGCTTTATCTCTAACAATGAGATCGGTCTTGTTTTTATAGGTGATTGTCTTACCACCATAACCGTGCTCGGTGTGGGTAGTCTTTACCCGTGTCCAAGTTATTGGTGCTCGGTCCTCTGGCAGCACTTCTAGTATCCTATATATGTCCTTATTCCTACCTGTTGTGAGGTGTTTTAGTAGAGCCTTCTTATTCGCTGCTACAGCGTCTCCCAGGTCACTGGCTAGCTTCAAAAACTGCTTACCCTCCACTGTGTCAAAAAAGCCGTACACTCTGCTGCCGTCTACGTCGTAGATGGGTTCGAAGCCTACGATGCCTTCCTGGTTGGCGTTTATCCACTTTTGTTTGGCCTTTAGCACCTCGTCGGATAACTGAGATATGGCCTCTACGGAGTCTTCTACTTTATCAGACAAGGCTTTCTCTGTTTTATATATCCAAGGATCATCCCCTGCGGCAACAACCTGCCGCTGTAGGTCGTCCAGGTATTGGTTGTTAGCAATGTCATCTAGGATGTCGCCGCTTCTAATAGGTGCCGGTGGCTCTACTAGGCTAGCTGGGTGAGCTTTTTCCTTTGGTGTGTCCTTGGCCTTAGCTTTACTTTTTTTGCTCTTAGGTACGTGTAGCACACCCTTGTCGGCAGCCCGCTTCTTCATTAGCTCCGTAAGATCTTTAATACGTAGCAGGGCATGGTCTAGTGCAACTTGGTCTTCAGCACTCAGACCTACGGTTTTCTTTAGCTTGTTAAGCCGTACCCGATCCTTGATATACCCTTCAAACTCTTTCTTCTCGGCAGCACTTAACTCAGGCCAGTTTACTGGGGTGGTGCCAGTACGGCCATCGGGTTGAAGTGGCAGCTTGCGTTTCCGTTTAAGTATCTTCCTATCTGCACCTGCCCACGGGCTGCGTGCTTTCTGCTGGGCTAGGCTACGCTTACGAAGTTGCCCCTTAGGGATCTCCCCCCTTATACTTTTCCCGAAAGCCTTATCCACCTTGGCCTTGGTACGTAGCTGGGTGGGTGGTGGTTTCTCTAGCCAGTCAGGCATGGCAGGAACATAGGCACAGCGGCAGTTAGGATGGCGTGGTAACAAACCACGGGCTTCCTTAACACTTAGGACCGTGCCTTCCAGGGGTAGGCATAGTTGACACACCCGGTCATCTCCAGTGGTTGACCACTCAGCCATAACACCCACCTTGTCAACGCCTAGGGTCTCTAAGGCATCCAGTTGGCCTTCACCGTGAGTACGTATTATTTCTGTACGGGCAATAACATTAGCACGGGTGCGGGTAAGGTTGTCCACCCGCTTGGCCATTCTACGGGCTATCTCACGGGGACTCATACCCTGTACCAGCCCGTCCGCTAGTTCACGGGTAAGCTGCTGGCTCATAGTCTGGGTCACACCCCTTAACTCTGTGAACACCCGTCCAGCTAATAGCTTTACCTTGCCTATAGCTACGGGGTGAGCAAAGCTCTGCCTAAGAAACTCATCGCGGCTGCCAGCAAACCAACTCATGTTCCCCTCATTGCCGCTAGCTAACATGGGCTTACGTACATCGTCAAACGCACGACCTGCCCCCTTGCGGTAGCCCTCCTCAGTGTAGGCTGTAAACCACGCGTCGTCCACGTTACCCAGTTCGCCGGGTACTATATCCGAGTACTGGGTACCTAGCCACTGACCAAACTGGTCCACCTTGGCATCGTCTGTTAAGAACCGCCACCGCTGGTTATATACTGGGGAGGCCGAGATACTCTCAGCGTGGCCAGGAGGCCCAACATTAACCACCCCCGTTGCCTCATTGCTGGGGCTCCCCAGTGTATTACCGATGCCCAGTGGGTTAAGGTTTTTAGGTCGTAGTCCAAACACGTCCTCCACAACTAATAGGTGTTTGATCTTTGCCTTTAGCCGGTTGAACCGCTTACGCATTTCGGTCTCAAACCTACGGCGGAGCGTGGTGGTGCGGGTAGGGTCAGCCCTTAAAGGACTGGCTACCTTGCGTGCTGCTTGTTTGGCGTTGTGCGTGGTGGCCCCCTGTGTGGCCCCCTGTGCCCTTGCAGCACGCCCCTGCTTAATTGCCTTAGCCTTGGCCCCCAAGCCCGTGTAGCACGTGCCCTGTTGCCCCCAGCGGTAGCCGGGGGTGCCTTCATGGTAGCACTGTGTGACTGGCATAGTTTGCGTGGCCTGGGATGGGGGTTAGTAGTCTATACCGGACGTGCCTATGTGTACCCGGTGCGTCACCTTGGGGTCCCGTGGTTTGTTGGGTATGCCTTGTATCCGGGTGGGGGGCAGTGAGGTATCCAGACGTTCTGCCCGTATTAGAGCAGTCTCCTCGGCTATCTGCTCTGGGGTAGGTAAATAGGGCGGATGGCCACTACGGCTACTTTTCTTCTTTGCCTTCTTCTTCGTCTTCTTTAGTTTCTTTGGCTTCGCCATATGTAGCCTCTTCGTGATAAGACGTGGGTTGCACAGGTTCAGAAAGCAGTTCCTCCTCATCTTCCTCTGTTATAGCTGCCATGCTGTTGTCCAGTACATCCATAGCGGCTTCGGCGGTTAAACCCAGTATACGGGTCAGGTAGTCCATGGGTGTCATCAGGGCTTCCACGTCACCACCCACATACTTAGCCATAGCCTCGGTACGCTTGCTGGCTATGTTAGCCTGCTCTTCATCAGTCAGGCTGTCCAGGTCTGGCCACACTACGCTGTACCCGGTTGGCTTAGGCAACACACCCATCTGTATAAGCCGGTCGCAGAATGGCACGATAATACGTGGTGTTATGTAGTTGTGCTGACGGTACCGTAGGCGTCCATTCCAGGTACCGGCATCCTGACTGCTGGCCAGCTCCCCTCGTTCACTACCCACGAATATACGCTTGGGTATACCTAGCCGGATACATATAGCATCCAGTTGGATATTAATCTGCGGGCTGGGGTCCACCACCTGTGGGGCTAGGCTTTTAGCACTCATGCCCATTAGGGCCATGTAGCGTTGCAGCCCGTTCATATAGTTTTCCATCTCGTCACGCAGCACGGTCTTATCAATGCTAACATCACCGCCCAGTTGCGGGTGGGTTTCCAAAGCAAAGCCGGGGAAGGCACCACGCCAATACATTTCCGCACTACCTGCGTACAGCTTACGCAGATCCATCAGGCGGTTATACACAGGCTGCATACGGGGCACACCAAAGACCTCGCTACTGCCAAGGTTGTCGGCTAGGTGTACCACACGGGTCCAATGTACCTTCATGGTGGAAAGAGGCAGGCCCACCCCGCTTTGGCTTTTATCACGGGGATCATTAAAGGTGATGCTGTACTGGACCGGCTGTCCAAAGCGGGGGCTATGTATGTCGTCTTCGTACCGGGTGATAGCTACTAGTGCTGAGTCAAAGCTACGCAGGAATACGAGCTTAGCCCCCTCACGTGCTTTAACCGGGTGCCATAGGTCACGCCCGTCATCTATGCCCAGCAGTATTACACCATAGGAACCGACACCGCTCAATACGTCAGCCCGTAGTAAGTGTTCCCATACTGGGCTACCCTCTTCGTCCTGGTAAAAGCTCTCGCCCCGCAGGTTGTTGTCCAGGTCTTTCCATGCCTGTTCAAACGGGGTTATCTCCCCTGCGTCTTCCGTCTCATATACACTTGGCTGGACCTGCCAACTTTCCTGGGGCATCACCTCCACTACGCGAGCAGCCACCGCCTCACGGTCATATAGCATACGGTAGTGGTCGCCAGTTATCTCGTTGGTTTTCTTATAACCACACTCATCATCAATGTCCTTACGTGGGTCTAGAAAACCCTTGATAAGATCCCGGCGACTCATTAGCACATTGCCAATTAGCTCCCGTTCTTCATACCGCTCCTGGGCCTTAGTTAATGGCTTACTGTTACCATTGCGTACGGTTTGGCCTGCGGTTTTACGTGCCGGTGTTGGCATGGGGTTATCTCCTCATGTATTCCACTGCGTGGCCGGTAGCCACTAAATTCGTATTAGCGTTGATAGCTGTTCCGTCGGGCTTAGTAATAATTAGCTCAGCCAACCATCTTCCATACTTACCTTTTCGGTCTTTGTAGCTGCGTATGTAGATTAGTCCATCCTCTGGCAATAGGTCACGCAGGTGGTCACGGGCTGCTTGGCCTTTCCGGCGGGTGGCTCCACGTAGTTCTGGTGTGTTAATGCCCCACAAACGTATCTTCTGCCTATGTAGCCATACACCAAAGCCTAAGTCTATACGGGCTGTTACACTGTCCCCGTCGTACACGTCTGCGGGTTTAACTACCGCATGGTACAGGTACGGGTCATGGTGTTGTGTCATCCTTAACATCCTTCTTAATTACAGCCTTCAACCTACGAAGGTGTTCCCGGTATCCATGTCCCACGGTCACAAACTTACCTACAGCGTGGCCGGTGTTGGTGAGTATCATAGTGTAGGACCGGTTACCCTCATTGCTGTAGGATCCTAGCCGTAAATTCTTAAGGTTGATTGTCGTCTGTTGTACCACAGGGTTCGCTCCTTTGGCTACACCACAGCACCAGCTACCGGTCGGGCAGACTTACTCCTCATACCATATACGGCTAGAGCAAGGGCGTCGGCTTCGTCGGGGCTGTGGCCTATTAACTCGGTCAGGGTCACCTTGGTGCTAGTGGGGTTGGGCTTAGTTTTAGGGGGTAGCTCCAGACGCCCCTCACCATCGTACACCAGTGGTATAGGGCTTAGCTGGTGCCGTAAGGCTGTGTATTGGGCAGGTAGGGCAAAGCCCTGTTCTTCGGCTGGGTCTAGTAGCTCTCTTAGTATCCCGTACATTTCAGCACGTCGGTTCTTATATACATACCGCTCTTCCCGGTCTATAGCACGTTCATCCAAAGTCTTTAGTCTGCGTTCTGGAGCAGGGGTAGCACTCTCACCAAACGCCACAGTCCGTACTGAATAGCCTTGGCTACGTAACCGGTCAGCGTGCTGCTTACCCCCACCACCGGCATCCAGGAGCACGTTGTTAGCTGTTACCCGGTACTGCTTCATTAGGGCTAGGGTGTTACCAGTTATAACAGTGGTATCTGGAGTCTTCTTACTAATCAGGTCTATTAGCCCCAGTTCATCTACCACAGCCCAGCAGGTGTTATCTCCGCCTTCGGCTGGGTCCACGCCTATGGCACGAGCTATCCGGCTACGTCCTTGCAGTTGAGCGGCTAGGGCTTCGGCACGGTTTAGCCACTCAGGCGGATACAGCAGCACTTCCGCCCCCTCATAGAACTCTGCATCCAAGCCTATACACTGGCGTATGTTGTCCCACGTGCTGCGTCGCTTGGTGTATGTGTCATGGTCCATAACACCGGGTATTAACATCTCCCCTGTTACCGGGTTACCAGCCTGCTGCTGGGCTGTAGCTAGACGGACGTTAGGACTATCCTCGGCCCGTATCTTTATTACGTTGCGGTACAGGTGGTCGTTGTCGGGTGCCTGCACGTTACCCTCCTGTACCCCCTTCTTAAAGAAGTTGGTGCATGGGTACGGGTTTCCTATTACTAGTTTTCGGTCAGCCCATGTATCAGCACGTTCATAGCTGGTGTTGTCTACACCGCTGGCTTCGTCTGCCACAAACAAGGTACGGGGTATACCGTCACCCACGCGGGCTACGTGGTGGCCTAACATTCCCTCGCCCTTGGCAGCCACACGGCCCAGCACATAGCTAAGCCCGTCCACGCTGCCACCTACGGTCTTACGAAGGTGCAAGTGGTTAACCACCAACGGTAAACTATGGCGACTGCTCTGGATGAACCTGCGGATCTCACCCCACAGTACGCTTTCCAACTGGGTACCGTCTACACTGGTGGTGATGATGCGGCAAGGGTGCCTGGATATAAAGAACCACAGCGTACATAGGGCAGCTACAAAGTCCTTACCTAGCATGTTACCCGCTGGCACAAACGTCTCATCGTTATCACGGACGCTATATAGTATTTCCCGTTGCTTGTCGTATAGGGTTATGTCTGGCCAGCACAACTCCTGGAACTGCACCGGGTCTATAACACCACCAGGACCGGGGCTAAGGCTTGCCACGGGGCTGACCCCCTGGAAGGTTACTAAAGTAGGCACTCATCTGAGGTACCTTGGGGGCACCTGCTGAGCTAGACACGTTACTGGTACGTGCCCCCAGCAAGGTACCACAGTACGGACACCAGTACAGAGTAACTGCCGTGGTAACCGCCACCTGCTCGGTTAGGCCCAGTTGGCAGCTAGGACACAGGGGGGTAGTGACAGCTACCATACTTAGCTTCCCTCACTTATACGGGTCTCTATAACGTCTATGGCCTTGGTGTTACCTTGGCCCACTAGGCTGTCCCAATCTAGGGTGTGCGTTACCTCGTGCTTCTCCACGCCCACATGCCGCATAGCTAAGCCCAGTGCCGTGGCCTTACTAACCAGCTTCACCTTAAACACGTCCTCAGTAGGGTTACCGTCCCGGTCGTACTGCCGCTGCACCTCCAAGGTATCTATTAGCATACCCACCTCTTCAGGTAGGCTTTCCAGGTCAGACACTAACCAGTGTCCATCATCGGTAGGCTTGAAGTAGTGCAGTGGGTTAAAGAACAAGGCGGACTGTAGGTAGCCCAGCACATCATCCTGTGTTAGACGGCACCGCTCCAGGCGGTCATACAACACCTTACCCAGTGCTGCGGATATCTTGGGCTGCTTGAGTAGCTTACCCGCTGTAGTGCCGGGACGCTTATAGCCTGCCTTGCGGGCTGCTTCACTTGCGTTGAAGTTACCATCGGCTGCCAGTTCATTGACGAACACTAGCTGTTGATCGCTAAGCCTTGATGGATCAATGCCTCGTTTCCTAGGCTTAATACCAGTGCTGGCCATCTAAGTTACCTCAGTACCTATAAGGTATCACAAAGAACACCCTATGCTTCAAAAGCTTCCACACTACATTCACACACAGCCGTATCCGCTTTAAGCCGGAAGCCACTCAGGTTACGACTGAACCTGAAAACGTATTGCTCTCCAGCTTGGAGCTCACCCAACTCGTGGAACGTTGCACCATCCCAGATACCGTACTCTACGAAATTGGTATTATCGTAGTTCTTCACTATCACATAGCCTGGGAGAGTTAGCTGGGTCAGGCTGATATCCGTGCCAGCAGTTGCTACCAGTATGCTACCCGGAGTAGGCCCAGTAGGATTAGCTGTAGCTACATCACCAGTAAAACTGGTGGGTCGGCTAGCGTAGTCCAGATTACCTTTAGTGATGGTCAGGTTACTGAGCACTCGGGCTTCATTAGCCATGGTAGATAGTCTCTACATTCTGGAGGTATAAAAAAGTACCACCACCTACTAACCGCACTAGCCCCCAAGTACGCCACGCAAACCACAGTCCAACCTACTAGCCGGAGCAAGCGGACAGCCGGGCGAACCGTAGTAACACATAACACACATAAGGGGGCGAGGAGGAAAACTGGGTTTCGGTGGTGGCACCCGGGGAAGGTAATCTAAGTACGGGCACACCGGGGTACCCTACGGGGCTACCTGCTGGCCTGTAAAGCCCTGCAACCCCATAACCCCATGGTAGCACGGCTACCCCGGTGCAGGGCAAGGGGGACACAAAAAAACAATTGTTGCAAACGGGTAAACCAGCAGTATACTGTCGTATTACGGGTGGGTGTGTTTGCCACTACTACCACAGTAGTAGCGGTAAAGCCCCGTGAGGAAGCCCAAAAAAACTTTTGGAAAGCGGAAAGAAACCTTCCAAAACTGGAGCTTCAGGCTTGTACCAGTTCCTGAGCTGTGTATAACAGGGGTATGGAAATCACTTCACCCCAGACCCGGAGCAAGCAGATGGCCAAGCACACCTACACCGTAACCGCCCAAGATGGCACGGTCCACACCCGCACTACGGCCCGCACCTACACCCACTGCATACTGGCCAGCGGCATCCACCACCCAGCAACCAACGAGACTGTGCAATACGAAACATGCGAAGTGTTGGGCTGGGTCGGTTCTCCAGAGTTAGCTGCCAAGCGGGTCGCCACTGACAAGAAGCATGGCTTCCTAAACGTGCAAGCTGTTCCCTGCACCGTGAAGTAACCGACAACCACACCCGCCGGGGGGCACCTAGCCCCTTGGCCCAGATGGAGCAAGCACATGGACCCCATCAGAAACACGACTGACTTCAACACCGCCCTTGCCACTGCCATCAACAACAAAGACCTGGACGCCCTGTGTCATATTCACTACCGCACCGGTAGTGACAACTGGCCGACGCAAGAGTGGGTCCAGACCAAAGAGGAAAGGGCTGCACAGATCAGCCTACTCCAAGCCGCTTACAACATCATTGACGGCACAACACTGCCGGAGAGGCTGGCCAAGGTCACCAGCCCCCGCCGGTCATGCGGTGAGTGCGGCGACCCGATGACCAAAGTGGTTGGCGGTTACCGTTGCAACTCTGCTCACTGCTGCCCCACGATTGGTTCGGACTGCTAGTACACCTCACTACTCACCATTCACTATCAGGAGCAAGCACATGCTGTCACGAAAAGTTTACGAAGCACAAGCAGCAGCCGTCATCAAGAAGCACGTCCCCAAGGCTGGGCGAGATGCCTGCTACGATATCGCCACAGATCTCGCAAACTACTATGCGAAGGACAACCCAAAATTCAAACGGTCAAGATTCCTTGAGGCTTGCGGGCTTGAGGAACCAATCCGCAGCCATGGTCGCAGGTTGTGCAACGGGTGTGGGCACCCGATGTTTAGATTGAACTGGCCTGCGTTTCCATGCGAGCAGGCTTTTGAGTGCGATACCGAGGATTGCTCGGTCAGTGTCATACGGGTACGCATCTGAGACCACCAACCAACACCAGCCTAACCTAGCCAGGAAAGAAACTGGCAAAAATCAAGGAATCAGCCTTGTGCTGTTCTCAGGGCTGTGTATAACAGGGGTATGGAAACACCAACTACACCACAAACCCGGAGCAAGACCATGTCCACCAAAACAACGACAACCAAAGCCCTGAACAACCTGCACGCCAACGGCAAACACCTTGGAATCTTGTCTGCTGCCACGGCAGTTCATGCAGCCAAGGCACTGGGCATCACTGAACTGGTTGAAGAGGCTGTAGCCTACCACGCTCTGCTGAAGAGCATCCGCGATTCAAAGTAACCACCACACTTACTTGGAGCAAGACCGGACTCTACCTGAGCTTCTGAGACAACCAACACCAACGGGAGAGAGACGATGATTAGAAAGCTAACAGACGCATCAGGAAAACTCAGCCGAGAATCCAGCACAACCCGGAGCAAGACCATGAAAACCCACGAAAGAATCCTGACCCACCTTGTAGACAACCACAGACCCGGCGGATACCGTGTTGAGGATCTCGCCCGTGCCGCTGGTGTGAGTGTGGGAACAGCCCGCAAAGCCATCTTGCACTTGGATGACTTCCGGCTTGTGCGGATCAGGTCGGGCTACACAATT